CCCCACTATGCGAATTAACGCATAGCCCGCAGAGACAAAAGTCTCAATCGAACGCTATGGCAAGCGTTCGATTCCAGCCCATTTGATGCGGAACGTATGGGCACGTTCTTGACCCTCATACCTATCAGTCTGGTACTGATCGGTACGGTCATGATTCTCAAGGAACCATTTCAACAGTCCGCCCTCTCCGTCAACCGTGTAAGGTTGAGGGACAGGAACGACCTTGGGATACCTCTCCTGCCAAAGGTGAAGATGCTCGTGAAAACGAGCTCTCCACTTGGTTTTGAGAACAGTATCAAGAGCCAAAGCCGGGAACGGAAGATCGGCCCCCGGGTCCGTATGCCGATGAGGGATACGGAGCCGGATCCTGGAATCCAGGATATGGTCGACCTCTTTGACGGTCCTCCACAGACCCGCTGCGTAGCAGCGGTTGCGGAAATCGACAAAGCGGTTGAGTAGGGCTGCATCGTGACGTGAGGATGGAACCTCAGCACGGAGTCGCACAACGGAGACATCAGTCCCGCTGTAATACTCCTTCCCACAAGACTCTCTGAACTTGCCAGTCCAGAAAGACTTGTGCTTGTTGACCTTGAAGCCAAAAGCTTCAAGAAGAGCAACAACGTCACCTACTCGGCCTACGGGGACAACAATGTCGTCCCCGTAGACGCTGACAGATCCATGCGTTGCACGGATCTGAGGGTAGTCCTGAGCATAGACACCCATCATCGCAATAGTCGTAAAGACCATTGCTTCGATAGGGAATGTCAATGCTGACCCCATAGAGGCGAACTTGGCCAGTCGGAAGACATGGCCATCCAGGTCCGCCTTTGTCGATCGCGTCGCGAAGACGTAATCGCGCAGATGTGGGTGATATCGGAATAGTTCCTCAACTATTTCGACATGAACACGGTCAGAAGCTTCGCTAAGATCTAGCGTAGCAAGGTCACCAGAAACAGACCCCGCAAGGGCAAGCTTCTGGTTCCTTTCCTGATCCGTGAAACCCAGAACACCTGACAAGTCAGAGTGCTCCACACCAGCGTAAATTTCACGCTTGAGACCTTGCTGTGCGTACTGCACAGATGAGGGCTCAATCGCGATGATACGAGGTGTCTTCTGCGTTTTTGGCACACAAACAACCCTAACGGGGAGTTCGTGCTGTGGGGCCACGAGGTCACTGGGAAAACGATGAGTATTGGAACTGTACATCTCGTAGGGGAAAACCTCTTGGAGACGTTCAGTCCAATACTCAAAGTCCCATCGCTGTGCATGATCGAGACGATCCGCAACAGCGCCAGGCCCGTGACGTGGGATGAGCTGATAAGAAGAGACCAAAGTCTCAAGCTTATCAAACAAATCCCCGAACAGATGGAGAGTCCACTTGTTAAAGTGGCGCCATAGAGAAGGATCGATACCTTCCATATAGTGCTCCATAAGTTCCTCGTCAGTATCGAGAAACTGAGCTTTCGCACGTTCCACCCTTTCCGGGGTGCATTCGCGTTCGAGCTTACCCGTCAAGTAGCAAACTTGACGGACCGCCCAGATACTTTCTGGATCGGGAATTTCTCGAATCAACCCATCATCAGTGAACACACGAGAGAGGAAACCTCGCAAGAAAGCGGGGAGACCTCCATGGTGCTTGAAACCAAGAACCATGTGTCTCGGCCAACGACCCTCGGCAAGGCCTTTCTCAAGGGCTTTTCCGAAGTCGGGCAGGGTGATCGTGAGGAACGAATCACCTTCGTGTTCCCATCGCGACAGAAGTGTAACTTCGTCGCGCTGCACATGAATAGCGCAATGCGATCCTACATCACGTAGGACGGCCAGATGGAGAGTTACCAGGCTTTTCAAGCCTCCTCCTTTCAAAGAGGTAGGTCTTCCAGCCGGTACACTCCGATCAGCGACGCTGACTGAGAGCCGCGAAACCTGCGATACTGATTGTAATCAGCACGCAGATACTCACGACGATCAGAGATTCAACGCCGCTCACTTCTCTCCGCCCAAGATTTTCTTGAGCAGAGCCTTCGTCGTTGCTTCGAGAGCGTTGGTGAGAGCATCATAAAGAGCTTCCACCTCCGCAAC